CCCTCGCGCAACCTTTGCCCTCGTTTTTGTTAAGGATTTTACGTGTTTCTCGGCGGCCCGCCCGCCGGCGTGCATATGCATTCCGGTATGCAACACTGACCCATGGCTGAGGCCGTTCTAACCCGGCCGAAACCCGACCGGCGTGGCGGGTCCAATGGCGTTGGACTCCCGCGCCACTATGGCCTCACGGACGCGCCACGGGCCGCCCTGGACCCGATCGCGTTCATTAACGGCCTGACCCATACCAAGGGCAAATTCGCGGGCCAGACGTTCAACCTGCGGCCGTGGCAGCGGCGCATCGTGCGGCAGATTTTCAAGCGGCGCCCAGACGGCCGCCGGCAGTACCGGACGGTCCTACTGATGCTGCCGCGGAAGAACGGGAAGACCGAGCTGGCGGCGGCCATTGCGGTCTACGGGCTCCTGGCCGATGGGGAAGCGGGCGCGGAGGTCTACTCGGCGGCGGCCGACCGGGACCAGGCCGGGCTCGTGTTCGGGGTCGCGGCGCAGATGATCCGGAACAGCGCCAAGCTCGAGAACGCCTGCTATTTGGTCGACTCGCAGAAACGGATCGAACACCGGCTGAGCGGCAGCATTTACAAGGCGATTTCGGCCGAGGCGTATAGCAAGCACGGCTTCAACGCCTCGCTGGTGATTTACGACGAACTGCACGCGGCGCCGAATCGCAACCTGTACGACGTGCTGTCGACGTCGATGGGCGGGCGCGAGAACCCGCTGTTTCTGGTGATTTCCACGGCCGGGTACGACCGGCATTCGATTCTGTGGGAGCTGTACCAGCACGCGCGCAAGGTCCAGGAACACCCGGCGCTCGATCCGTCATTCCTGCCGCTGCTGTACGAGGCGCCGGCGGACGCGGATTGGACGAGCCGACGGGTCTGGAAAAAGGCCAACCCGGCGCTCGGCGATTTCCGGAGTCTTGAGGATCTGGAAATTCTGGCGAAGCGGGCGCAGGAAATCCCGGCGCAGGAGAACACGTTTCGCCGGCTCTACCTGAACCAGTGGACGGAGCAGGCGTCACGGTGGATCCCGATGGCGGCGTGGGATGCCTGCCAGGCGCCGATCGACCGCGCCGCGCTCGCCGGGCGGAAGTGTTACGTCGGGATGGACCTGTCGACCACGACCGACCTGACGGCGCTGGTGGCCGTGTTTCCGCGCGCGGACGGGTTCGACGTGCTGGCGCAGTGTTTCGTGCCGGCCGAGCGGATCCGGGCTCGGGCGCTGCGGGACAAGGTGCCGTACGACCAGTGGGCGCGTGAGGGGTGGATGACGGCGATGCCCGGGCCGACCGTGGACTACGAAGTGGTCCGGGCGACGCTGCTGGCGTGGCGCGCGGAGTTCGACGTGCAGCTCGTCGCGTATGACCCGTGGAACGCGACCGATCTGGTGTCGCGGCTCGAGAAGCAGGACAGCGTCCCGTGCGTCGCGATGCGGCAGACCTTCGCCGGCCTGAGCGCGGCGACTAAGTCCCTGGAGCGCGCGGTGCTCGGCCGGCAGCTGCGGCACGACGGGCACCCGGTCCTGCGCTGGTGCGTCTCGAACGTCGCCGTGGACAGCGACCCGGCTGGGAATCTCAAGCCGTCGAAAGTGGCGTCGACGGAACGGATTGATGCGGTCGTCGCGTTGATCATGGCGGTCGACGTCATGGACCGGAACGCCCGCGCGACGCCGTCCTACTCCATGATGGTCGTCGGCTAACTCCCTGTGTGGCCACAGGAGCGCGCATGACACGCCCAGGCCGGCCGCGCTTAACGCCGGAGGAACAACGCTCGACGCCGCTCTCCGTCCGCGTCTCGGCGAAGCAGTTCGAGGAGACGCAACGCCAGGCCGCCGCGGCGAATATGACCATGGCGGAATGGATCCGCCAGATGTTGGCCCGCGGCAATTCCGTATTTAAAAATAGGCCGTAACCGAGCCCGTCGGTATCGTGGCGGTCCACTTGGACCGCGCCTATAGCCTGCTCGAAATCAAAGCCGTTGCACCGGCCCGCCGGACATTTTCGGGGATTGCCTCGACGCCGGAACTCGATCGCCAGGGGGATATGGTCGATCCGGCCGGCGTCACGTTCCGCAATCCGCTGCCGCTCCTGTTCCATCACGACACCAAGCAACCGATCGGCACGGTGATCCTCAAGGCCACGCCGGCCGGGATTCTGTTCGAGGCGACCCTGCCGACGGTCGACGAGCCGGGCCGCTTCAAGGACCGCGTCGACGAAGCGTGGCATTCGATCAAGGCCGGCGTGATCACCGGCGTGTCCATTGGCCACCGGATTCTGAAAGACGGCATCACGTACCTGCAGGACGGCACCCGCCGCCTGACCCATACCGAAATCTGCGAGCTGTCGCTGGTCACCATCCCGGCGAACGCCAACGCCTCGATCCTGCTGGTGAAATCACTCGCGGCGCCACGCCGCCCGGAGAGACCGACTATGCAAAAAGAAACGGCGGCCGATCACGTCCAGGCGCTCGAGAACAAGCGCGCGGCGCTCGCGGCCCGATTAGGCGACATCATGTCGACCGCGGCCGACGATTCGGCCACGCTCACCGACGAGCAGGCGACCGAGTACGACGGCCTCGAGCTGCAGGTCAAAAGCCTCGACAAGGATCTCCAGCGCTGGCGCGAGCTGGAGAAGATTCAGGCCGCGACCGCGACGCCGGTCCCGGCGATCGTGCCAGGCCACACGACCACGACCCAGCCCGGGCACTCGGTCTCGGTCCGGCCGAACGTGCCGATCGGGACGCAGTTTGTGCGCGCCGCCTGCGCGCGGCTGATGGAGCGCAGCGGCCAGATCCGCGACGCCGCGACCTACGCCGAGCAGCGCTGGAAGGACACGCCGGAAGTCGGGCTGTATCTCAAGGCCGCGGTCGCGCCCGGCACGATCACGGACGCGACCTGGGCGCAGCCGCTCGTGACACAGACCGTGGCCAAAGATTTTATCGAGCTGCTGCGGCCGGCGACGATTCTCGGCAAGATTCCCGGCCTCCGGAAAGTCCCGTTCAACGTGAAAGTCCCGAGTCAGACGGCTGGCGGGACATATGGCTGGGTTGGAGAAACCAAGCCGAAACCCGTCACAAAGTTAGCCTTCTCCGCGACCTCGTTGGGTGTGGCCAAGGCCGCCGGGATCATCGTGCTCACTAAGGAATTGATCCTGCTGTCCGACCCGGACGCGGAAGACATCGTGCGCAAGGACATGGTCGCCGGGATCGCGCAGTTCCTCGATTCGCAGTTCATCGATCCGGCCGTCGCCGCGGTCGCGGGTGTGAACCCGGCCTCGATCACGAACGGGGCGCCGACCGCCGCCGCGACCGCGAACCCGATGGCCGACATCATGAATTTGATCGGCCATTTCGCGACCAACAACATCTCGGTGGACGGCGTCACGTTCATCATGTCGGCGGCAAACGCGCTCGCGCTGTCGTTCCGTAGCAACCTGGACGGCTCGCCGCAATATCCCGGCGTCACCGTCAACGGCGGCAGCTACAAGGGCTTGACGTTTATCACCAGCCAGGCGGCCGGCGGCAACGTGATCGCCATGCAGCCGTCGCTGATTCTCTATGCGGACGGCGGCATCGAGATCGACGCCTCGCAGGAAGCCTCGCTGCAGATGGATTCCGCGCCAGCGTCACCGGCGGACGCGACCACGGTGTATGTGTCGCTCTGGCAGACGAACACGGTCGGCCTGCGCGCGGAGCGGTTCGTCAACTGGAACAAGGCGAACGCGAACGCCGTGAAGTACCTGACGGCGACGGCGTGGCCGGCGCCGACCGGCGGGACGCAGGCGCTCGAGCCGAACGGCACCACCAAGCGCAACGGAGCCTAGCCCGTGGGCGTGCTGTCGACGATCCGGTCGCAGCTGCGCACCGTCTGGCCGGCCGCCGCGTCACCGGTCGCGGGTCGCGGCGGCTGGTGGCCGGTCGTGGTGCGCGAGCCGTACACCGGCGCCTGGCAGCGCAACGAGGAGATCCGCGCGGACACGGCCTTGAGCAATCCGGCCGTGTTCCGCTGCGTGTCGCTGATCAGTACCGACGTCGCCAAGCTGCGCCTGCGCCTGGTGGCGCTCGACGACGACGGCATCTGGATCGAAGCCACGTCGCCGGCCTTCTCGCCGGTCCTGCGCACGCCGAACCGCACGCAAACCATTCAGCTGTTCCTCGAGCGCTGGATGTTCAGCAAGCTCCTGTGGGGCAATACCTACGTCCTGAAAGATCGCGACGCGCGCGGGGTCGTCACGGCGCTGTATGTGCTCGACCCGGCGAAGGTGACGCCGCTCCGTGTCGCCGACGGCAGCGTCTATTACCAGCTCAAGGTCGATGATCTCGCCGGCATCCCGCAGGAGGAACTGGCGGTCCCCGCGCGCGAGATCATTCACGACCGCTGGAACTGCGCGTTCCATCCGCTGGTCGGGCTGTCGCCGCTCTACGGCTGCGGCTCGGCGGCGCTGCAGGGCAACCAGATCGAATCCAGCAGCAGCACGTTTTTCTCGAATGGCGGCCGGCCGAGCGGCATGCTCATCGCGCCGACCGAGATCGATCCGCTGACGGCGCAGCGCCTCAGCGACACCTGGCACGCGCTCGGCCCGGGCAAGACGGCCATCGTCGGCAACGGCATGAAGTACGAAGCGGTCGGCACCTCCGCCGCCGATGCGCAGCTCACCGAGCAGTACGGGCAGACCGTCAAGACGATCGCCGGCTGTTTCGGCGTGCCGATCAGCATGGTCGACTCCAGCCAGCAGCCGCCGTATGCGAACAGCGAAGCCTCGAGCCTGCAGTACCACAGTCAGTGCCTGCAAACGCACCTGACCGGCATCGAGGCCGCGCTCGACGCCGGTCTCGAGCTGCCCGCGCCCTACGGCACGGAGTTCGACCTCGACGATCTGATCTGGATGGACACGGCGACCCGCACCAAGGCCTCGCACGATGCGATCAGCGCCGGCGCGATGACCCCGAACGAAGCCCGCTTGAAGTACTTCGGCCTGCCCCCGGTGGACGGCGGCGATACGCCGTACCTGCAGGCGCAGTACTGGAGTCTGGCGGCGCTGGCCGAACGCGATGCGCAGGCGCCGCTGGCCACACCGGCGCCCCGCTCTGCCGAGCCAGCGCCGCCGGAGGAACCACCCGAAGAAGCGGTCGCCGCGGCGGTCGGCGATCTGGCGAGGACGTAATGGCGCTCGACTTTTCGCATGTCGCGATCGCGCTCCCGCTCGTGTCGCTGCCCGATGCCAAACAGCATCTCCGCATCACGGGCACGGCCCAGGATGCCGAGGTGACTGCGAAACTCGCCGCGGCGCAAACGCAGGTGCTCGCAAAACTCGGCCCGGCCGCCGATGCGACGTGGACCGAGCTAACCACGCCGCGCGATGTCCGCCACGCGATCCTGATCCTGCTCGACGCCTTCTATGAGCGGCGCGGCGGGGATGAAGCAAACGACACGCTACGTAAAGCCTTAGAGACCATTGACTTCCTGTTGGCCCCGCACCGCGATCCGACCCTCGCATGAATACCGGGGCCTTGCGGCAACTCGTCACGCTCGACCAGCCCGCCGGCTCGAGCGGCTACACCCCACTTGATCCGTCGACGTGGTACTGCGCGGCGATCGCCGAGGGCGGCGCCGGCGGCACGGTGCTCATCGGGCGCTATCACCCGGGGATCACGGTGCATACGCGCGTGCATCTCAAGGGGCACGTCTACCACGTCGACGAGGTGCGGAGCCGCGAGGAACGCGACGCCGAGCTGCTGCTGACGTGCCATGAAGTGTTCGATGACGAGGTTGTGCCCTGATGGCCAAGCTCACCGGCGTGCAGTGGACCGGCCTCGACACGTTCTATGACGAACTGCGGCTCCTGCCGGCGAATCTCGTCGAGGAAGCGCAGGCGATCATGCGCGAGAGCGCCGAGGCCGCGAAGGCCGATATTGCCGGCGCGTATCCGAGCAAAAGCGGCGCGCTCCGGCGCGGGCTGCAACTCATCCCGGCGCGCGGCACGCTCCTCGCCGGCGTCGAGCTGCGGCAGACGGCGCCGCACGGCTGGATCTACGAACACGGCACGACCGTGCGCGAAACGACCGCCGGCGCCAACCGCGGCCAGATGCACGGCCGCGCGGTGTTTGAACCCCGGGCGCATGCGTATCGCCGGACGGCAATCTCCGATGTGATGTTCCGGCTGTATGCCCATGGCGCCACGCGCGTCACGGGCGGCGCCGAAGAGGAAAGGTAGAAGACGATGGCGATCAAAACCGGCCGGTACGGCAAAGTCTCCTGGGATCCGGCGGGCGGCTCGGCGCTCGTCCAGATTATTTCCATCAACACCTGGACGGCGTCCTTCAAGACGGAGTTCGAGGACGTCAGCTGCTTCGGCGATACCAACAAGGTCTATATCCCGGGCCTGATGGATATCAAAGGTGACTTTGAAGGCTTCTGGAACTCGGCGGAGTTGGCGCTGTTCCGGGCGGCCATGTCGCCGACGCCGGGCACGCTGCAGCTGATGCCGAACACGACCGAGCCGGCGTTTTACTGGCAAGGGCTCGCCTACATGGGCGCAGATATCGATTGCTCGTTGTCGGCGCCGAAGGTCAGCGGTGAGTTTGTGGCGGCCGGCCCGTGGACCGTGCCCGGCCAGGTGGTCGCGACGGGCGCCGGCCCGGGGACCGGCGTGGGGACGTTCACCCCTGCCGGCGCGACGCCGCCGGTCAACCTCGCGGACCTCTCCGACGCCTCGCCGGTGACCGCCAACCCGGCCACCGCGTGGACGACCGGCCAGCGGATTCAACTCGCGGACGGCACGCTGGCGCACTGGAACGGCACGGCCTGGGTGGCCGGCGCCAAACCGTAGATGTTCGAGGGGCCCGTTACGCTGCGCGGCCAAGAGGCCACGATCGTCTGGGGCTACCACACGGCCGCCGTCTGCACCTCGTGGACGGCGGCCCGAACGCCCCAGGGGCAGTGGACGCTGCAGGCCACGCTGAAACGTGCCGACCCGTATCAACTGCGCCAGCAGCCGCTGAAGTTCACGGCGCCGCGGGTCGGCGGCTTTTTCTGTTGGCCGGTCCTGAGCGCCACGCTCGGGGCCGGCACACTCGCGGCCGTGCTCGGGCCGCCGGAGTCCTGATGTCTCGTTTCGTCAAACCCACCGAAGTCCGGCTCCCGCTCAGCGAGGGCGACTATCTGATCGTCAAGGAGAAGCTCACCGCCGGCGAGCAGCTCGAGGTGTTCGCCCGGCTCTACAAGGCCGAGGGCGGCGGCGCGGGCGGCGTCACGGTCGGCAAGACGGGCGTCGCGGAGTCGATGACGCTGGACCCGCTGCAGGTCGGCCTGTCGATGGTGCTCGGCTATCTCCTCGACTGGTCGCTCACCGACGACGACGGCCGGGTGGTCTCAATTCGCAATCAGCCGCTCGACGTCGTGACGGCGGCCCTGCGGAATCTGGAGTTCGACGACTACCAGGAAATCGTCGCGGCCGTGCAGGCGCACGACGCGCGCAACCAGGCGGCACGGCAGGAAAAAAAACGGTCTGGTGGACCGAGCGGGTCCGGACCTATCTCGCGGTCGCTCGCCGTTGTGGGTGGCGCTACGAATGGGTGATCAACCTGGACCCGGACGTCTACGAGGTGCTCGTCGAGCAGCTGCAGGCCGAGGATCGCGCCGCGGACCGGGCGAGCTAACCCATGGCCATTGACGCCAGATTTACCGCCGACTTCTCCCAGTGGAAAACCGCTGTCGCGGCCGCGCAGGGCGACGTTGAGCAGTTGCAGATCGCCACTGAGAAGATCACGCCGGCGGTCGGCCTCCTCGCCGCCGACGTCGGCCGGCAAATCCGCAGCATCGGCACCGAGATCACCGGCCTCGCCAAGGACTATGTCGCCGCGTACGCCGAGGAGGAGGCCGCGACCCAGAAGTTGATCGCGTCCTTGACGGCGCAGGGCAGCGCGACGACCAGTGTGATCAGCCAGTACCAGGAGATGGCCGATCAATTTCAAAAGACCACGACCTTTTCCGGCGAGGCCGTGACCCGGGCGCAGGCGATCTTTACGACCATCGGCAAGGTCGGCCCGGAACAGATGCAACTGGCGGTGGACGCGGCGGCCAACCTCGCGACCTTCATGGGCACCGACCTCGAGACCGCCGCGACGACGATGTCCAAAGCGTTCAGCAGCGGCGGCGAATCGCTCGGCAAACTGAAACAGGTCATCGGCGATACCGTCCCTGAAGCCGCGAGCTTCGAGGAGATCATCACGGCCCTGGCGGACAAGCTCGGCGGCCAAACCGCGGCAGCGGCGCAGACGACCACGGGGCAGATGAAGATCCTCCAGAACCAATTCGGCGAGATCAACGAAACCGTCGGCAAACTCATCGTGCAGGGGTTGACGCCGCTCCTGAACTTTTTCACGTCGCTGCCCGAGCCGCTCCAGACGACGATCGCCGCGGTCGCCATTCTCGGCACCGCGCTCGCGCCGATTGCGGTGGCCTTCGCCGCGCTCGTCACGGCCGCCGCGCCGCTCGTCGCGCTGCTGGGCGGGACCGCCGGCATCACGGCCGCGATCACCGCTGCCGGCGCCGCCTTGGCGGCGTTCGCGGTGCCGATCGGGATTGCAGTCGTCGCCATCGGCAGCATCTATCTGGCGTTCAAGAACTGGGACCAGATCACGGCGTTTGTCGCCGGCGTGTACAACGCGGTCAAGACGTACCTGGTCGACAAGTTCAACGCGCTCTTAGGCAGCATTCGCGGCGCGGTCGACTCGGTCACCGGATTTTTCGCGAACATGTACGACAAGGTCGTGGGGCATTCCTACGTGCCCGACATGATCAACGGCATCGGCCAGCAGTTCGGGCGGCTGGATGGCGTCATGACCCAGCCCGCGAAGGACGCCGCGTCCGCGACCGAGGCGGCGCTGAAAGCGGCCAGCGATGCCTGGCTCGCGTCGCCGTTTAACCGCATGGCCAAAAACGCCATGACGATCCTGACCGACTCCGGCGGCGTGGCGAAGAACGCCTTCGGGCAACCCGTCGCCGGCCAGGGCGAACTCAACGCGCTGCCGCGCTCGCTCGGCCATCAGAACATCCAGATCGCCGTGTATGGCTCGGTCCTGTCGACGCAGCATGAACTGTCCGGTCTGGTCCAGGACGCGATGATGCAGTCGTACCGCTCGGGCGGGAACCGCGTGCCGGTATGACCACGTCCCAGCGGCAGACGTGGGCGGTCATCCTGATCGCGCTGGTGCTGGTTATCCAGGCGCTGGGGCGCGCGTGGCGACCTTAGTCCCGGGCGAGAAGGCGCGGATGTACGCCCTGGGGGCGATCATGCGCGGCGGCGCCAGCCGCGGGGGCTATGTCGATGGCCGCGTCTACGTTTCGATCGGCGGCAGCGACATCGGGTTCATCCGCGACGATCCGAAGGTCGGCACGATCATCGAGTCCCTGAGCATCACGCAGCAGCTCGATGAAGTGGTCGATACCGCCAACCTCCGCATCAACGCCGCGGTGCCGCCGGCCGGCGGGGAAGTGGTCATCGCGATCGGCAGCCAGAACGGCCGGCGCCTGTTCGCGGGCTACGGCCTGACGCGCCAGCAGCTCTACGCCGCCGACAAGCCGGCCAACATCCAGGCCGATTTCTCGGCCGTCGATTACACCTGGCTCCTGGCGTTCGCGAAGGTGACGAAGCAGTACCGCAACGTCTCAGGCACGGCGATTATCCAAGACCTGATCGCGACGTATGGTGCCGCGAACGGGTTCACGACCAACGCCGTGCAAGCGAACCTGCCGGCGCTGGAAATCACGTTCACCGACGAGGACGTCCCGAATGCGATTACGCGGCTGATGCGGCGGCTCGGCGGCCACTGGTTCGTGGACTATGCGAAGGATGTCCATGCCTGGATTGGCGAGGACGCGACGATGACGCCGCCGATGGCGCTGACGCCGACGCACCCATCGTTAGCCGACGTGCGCGCGACCGTGGACCAGACCCAGGCGCTGACGCGGTGCTACATCGAGCATCAGGGCTCGCGATTGCTGTCGGCGGTCAACGCCGCGGAAACGATCCTCCCGGTCGAGACCGTCGGCGGCATCACGCCGGCCGCGGATACCTTCCTGAAACTCAGTTTTACCGGCGCTGAGGGCGGCGCGCTGCATCTGGACTTCGACGGCATCGATCCCGGCGGGCTCGGCTCGCTGATCGGGCCCGGCGTGACACCCTCGAGCGGCCCGACCGTGACACCGATCGCGTCCGCGACCGGCATGGAACCCGGCACGCACGACTACGCCTATACCTGGGTCACGGCGTCCGGCGAAACCAAGCCGAGCCCGGCGACGCGCGTCGCCACGGAGAATCCCTATCCGCCCGCGACCGTCGTCCCGACCGTGGTCCAGACCCCGGCGACCAGCACGAACGGCACGGGCTCGACCTGGCCGACGGGGGAGTCCGTCCGCTTCGCGCTCGGCTATGCCTACGGGGCCGATTACGACACGATCGAGGCGTCGGAGTTGGCGCCGATCGGGTCACCCTCCGGCGCGCTCACAACCTTCTCGAATAACGAACCGACCTATCCGCAACGCAGCGCGCCGATCGAAGTGACCGTGCCACGGTCGCCGGACGCGGCGATCAAGTGGGTGGTGATTTACGCCTCGCGCAACAGCGGCCCATTTCTGTTGTGGGCCTATGCCATCAATTACACGACCGGCCCCTCGTCCGGGCCGTTCATGGCGTCCACACGGTACGTGACCGAACCGGATCCGTCGCGGTTCGCGGCGCCCGCGCTGTCGTCCCGGCAGATGACCGTCACCAACATTGCGATCGGGCCGGTCGGCACGACGACGCGCAAGGTGTACCGGACCGCCGCGAACCAGGCGACGCTGAAGCTGTTGACGACGCTCGCGAACAATACCGCGACCGCGCTGGCGGCGCCGGATGCCGCCGCTGATGCGACGCTCGGCGCCACGGCGCCGGCCTCAGATACGTCGCTCCTGGCGCAGCCGACCGGCCAGGTCAACCCCGGCGACACCGCGATCGTCGTCGCCAGCACGGCGCCGTTTCGCGCGGCCGGGGGCTGGGCGCGCATCGCCGGGCAACAGGTCGTCCGCTATACCGGCATCACGGCCGCCGCGTTGACCGGCGTGCCGGCGTCCGGCGCGGGCGCGCTGACCGGCCCGGCGGCCTATAACACGCCGATTGAAGCAGCGCCGCTGATCCTGGGTGTGCCGGCGACTGGCGCGCGGTCGATTGATCGGGCGCTGGCGGAAGGGCACGAAGTGTATACCGTCGTGCAGGTGGACGACTTGGCGGCGCAGAGCACCTTGGCGTCCCGGCTCGGCGTCGCCGTCGGCATTCGCGAGGAGTGGATCGCGGACCGGCGCCTGAGTTACACCGAAGCCAAGGCCCGCGGCCAGGCCACGCTGGCCGTCCGGCCGCTCGACGCCCTGAGTATTTCGTATCGCTGCCGCGATCTCGGCACGTCGGTCGGCAAGACGATCACCGTGAACTTACCCGCGCCGACCAACATCGTCGGCACGTTCCGGATCCAGGCCGTCACGATTACGAACTTCCGGCCGCGCCCGGAGCAGCCGCCGACGTTTCTGGTCCAGGCGTCCAGCACGCGCTTTACGTTCGAGGACTGGCTCCGCATCATGAAGACGAAAGAGTAAATGCCGATCACGCGCACGCCGATTATTGACGACGACGGCACGGGGCGATCTGGCACCGTCATCGATAACGCCTGGAAGCAGGAGCTGTACAACCAGATCGACGCGCTCAGTGGCGCGTCCGGCCTCTGGACCGCGCGGGCGTTCAACGCCGCGAACTACAGCGTCGAGGCGCCGCTGACCTGGACGCCGACCTCCGCCCAGGTCTACTTTGACCGCTACACCTACGTCGGCAACACGCTGCTCTGGGCGCTGAAGCTCGCTGACATCACGCTCGGTGGCTCAGCGGCCGGCTACGTCAAAGCGATCGTGCCGGGCACCCGGATGCCACGGCACCAAGCCGACTATGCCGTCGCCGCCGGGTACTCGAACGGGGCGTATGCGATCCAGAAGCTGACCGCGTTTACGGCCGGGCACATCTGGATCCGCCGCGTCGATCTCAGTCCGATCCAGCCGGGCGTGTTCTTTGTGGATTTCTTCGTCACGCTGGAAGTGGTCTGATATGGCGCAGGTCTACGTCGCGAAACCGGAGCGCGTCCACGCCGATCCGTACACCGCGGCGACGATGCCGGGCGCCGTGTATCCGACCGCGTACCCGTGGGTCTGTACCTGCACGAACGATCCGATGCTAGCCGGGCCGCACCTGCACGGCCGCGACGGCCCGCAGGCGCTGACGAGCGGCGACTGGATCGTGGCGCTCGTCGTCAATCCGCTGAAGTACTGGGCGATGACCGACGCGGAATTTACTGAGGTCTACGGGCCCGGCGGCGGGCCGGCCGAAGGAGGCTAGATGATCACGATCCGGCTGGTCCTGCTGATCGCGGCGCTGCTGTGTTTCGTGGTCGCGGCGTTCGGCGTCCCGAGCCGGGTGCAGCTCGTCCCGGCCGGCCTGGCGCTGTGGATCCTGTCGCTGCTGATCGTGACCTAACCTGTCACGGCGGCGGTTAACATTAGCCGCCTTATCAGACCTTCGATGGAATTTCGATGAGATTGCTCGACCTGTTTTGTGGCGCAGGCGGGGCAGCGATGGGCTATCACCGGGCCGGATTCGATGAGATCGTCGGCGTGGACATCCTGCCGCAGCCGCGCTATCCGTTTACGTTCGTGCAGGCCGATGCCCTGGAATACCTGGCGGTGCATGGCGGCGACTTCGATCTGATTCATGCCTCTCCGCCGTGCCAAGCCTATAGTGCGCTACGTTGTCTGCCGTGGCTGAAGGATCGCACCTATCCCGAACTCATCGAACCGGTGCGCGCGGCGTTACGGCGCAGCGGTAGACCCTACGTGATCGAAAACGTCGAGCGAGCTCCCTTGCTCAACGGATTGACCCTATGCGGCCGGATGTTCGGTTTGCCGATCTACCGGCATCGGCAATTTGAGTGCAGCGATGTGCTGCTGTCACCTGGTCACGCGCCGCACGACGTTGTGATCGGCCACGGTCGTATGGTCAATGACCGACGCAAGGGCACGCTGAACGCGGGCAGCGCAAAAGGCGCATGGGGTCAGCAGTCAATCATTACGGTGGCGGGCGGCCAGTGTCGCAAGGATGAGGCCGCACGGGCGCTCGGCATCGACTGGATGTCTAAGCCGGAACTCATGCAGGCCATTCCGCCCGCCTACACGGAATACATCGGGCGGCAACTACTCGCGCCCGGCGCGGCGGCGGGCTGACCACGGGGGCTCCATGACCGATGAACAGATCGAGTTGATCGCGCGGTTGCGTGAGACATTCGATCCAGGCGGGAATCTGCCGGAGGACTGTGCGGACTGGGCGCGGGAGCACGACGCAGCGATCGATGCGCTGGAAGCCCTGCTCGGGCGTCTCCCCGTCCCTACGAAGGCTGAGGCGAAAATCTCGGCGTAAGTCTTTCGGGATGGGAAATCATCGAATGCCCTACGCCATTTTTCTTGATTCTGCATCGTGATTGACGCCCGGCGCGGCGGCCGGCTGACCACGGGGGCACCATGACTTATGGGATGTGAAGCCACGATCACCGCGACGACGTTTCCGAAGCAGGGCGAACATCTCGGGCAGCGGGCGCGCGTGCTGTTCCATTACGGCGGGCCAGAGGTGCAGGGCACGATAGTGCGCGACGACATGGAAGCGCCGTGGCACACGATGATTAAGCTCGACGACGGGCGCTATGTGCTGGCGACGGAATGCCAATACTCGCCCGCCACGCGCCCCAGACCTCAACCAGCGGCGGCGGGCTGACCACGGGGGCTCCATGACCGACCCGTTCCACATCGACGGCCCGGCGGTGATTTCGTTCAGCGGTGGGCGCACGAGCGGCTACATGCTGCGCCGGATCCTCGACGCCGGGCTCCAGCCGGACGTGCATGTGCTGTTCGCCGATACCGGCAAGGAACGCGACGAAACGTATACGTTCGTGGACGACTGCGCCGAGCAGTGGGGGATCGAGATTCACCATGTCGGGCGGCCTGGCGGATTCACGCAACTGATCACGGATCGCGGCTTGCCGAACCCGGTGTTTCGCTTCTGCACGCAGGAACTGAAGATCCGGCCGATGCGCGATTGGATGCGCGGCCACGGTTACGACCACTGGACGAACGTCGTTGGCATTCGCGCCGATGAACCGCGCCGAGTGGCGAAGATGCGGGAAGCGGCTGAACTGAAAAAGGAACGCTGGGACATTGCGCTCCCGCTCGCAGAGGCGAACATCTCGGAAGCCGACGTGATGGCGTTTTGGGCGCGGCAACCGTTCGATCTGCACCTGCGACCGAGCGAGGGCAACTGTGATCTGTGCTTCCTGAAGGGGCCGATCAAGCGGCAGCGGCTGATGCGGGACCGTCCAGACTTGGCGGCATGGTGGCTGGAGCAGGAAGCGCGCACGGGCAGCACGTTCCGGCGCGATGTGCCGAGTTACGCTGAGCTACTCCAGCAGGGCGATTTACTGGCTGGGCTGGGCGAACTGACGGAGTGTTATTGCCACGACTGAGGGCGAAAATCTCGGCGTAAGTCTGATAACGGGGATTACGGTAACCGCGGCACCGCTGGCGTCTCGCCGCTAACTCGCCGCTCCAGCAGGTCGATCGCCCGGGCCAGTACGCGATCCGCATCCAGATCGACGAACTCAAGCATCAACGCAAAGTAGAGGGTTTGGGCGGTGCGCTTGAAGGCGGCTCGTTCCGCCCGAGTGCCACCGTGGCCGATGGGAATTTTTGTCGCTATCTTGCGCTTCGTCGGCTCCAGGTAAATCCACCAGAACCGCGACTCTGGTCGCCGGAAAATGCCCATTAGAATCTTCGGGAACGCTCAGGGAATGAAAGACGCCGAAAGGCGACGATTCCCGGCGAATGGTAACGATTGGTAACACCGTAGAGTTGCTGTCGAAGTGTGCTGTTCATGCCCGTATTCATTGGTTTATTTAGGCTTTTTAGTGGTGGACGGCACGAGGCTCGAACTCGTGACCTCCGCGTTGCGAACGGGTCGCAAGGCGCGATTTCCTTAATGTTTTGGGGTGGTTTTGAGGCTCTGTGCTGGCTCTGTGAAAAATAGTTAGGCGTTTTTGCGCAGCCGCGGCAGCGCGCCGACGAGCCGCAGTTGATCCTCCCGCCGCGACTCGGCGTAAATCCGCAGCAGCATCTCTGGATGTTTCCAGCCGCCTTGCGCTTGGACCGCCGGCAGCGCGTCTTTCTTCTCGAGCAGGTACCGCGTCGCGCCCGTCCGCCGGGTCGCCCAGTGAAACGTCAAGCCACCAGATGTCTTGCCGTAGGGTAGGCCGGCCTTCCGGCAGAGGGTCTCCATCCGCTGCCGGACCGAGCCCAACCAATCACGCTCCTCTAGGGCGCCGCGGAACTTCGTGAAGTAGTAGCGGGCGTCGGTCGCGTCGGTCGCCTCTATCGCCTCCAGAACGGCCAGCGCACGCGGCGACAGGGCCGTCTGGTAGCTGTCGCCAGACTTGGCGTGCTTGACGCGCAGCCAACTCCCGTCCCGGTCAGCGCGCTCGAGGTCGAGCAGGTCGCCCAGCCGGATCATCGTGTCAATGCCGAGGATGAAGATTGCCCGGTCCTGATCATCTTCACAGGCCGCCAGGAGCTGCTTCTCTTCGGCGGGCTGTAGCAGTCGCCGGGTCACCGGCGCCGGCTTGACCCGTTTCAGCCCGGCGATCGGCGACGCCTCGAGGTAGGTGCCGACGGCATCGCGCAACATGCCTTTCAGCAGATCGACTTCGCGATTGAACGTGCGCGGCTGGACCGTCTTGGCACGCTCCGCCATGTAGGTCCGGACGCGGTCGGCCGTGATCTTGGACAGCAGCTCGGGGCCGAAGAACCGGCGGAGCGGTTTCAGCATCTCCAACTCACGCCGCGCGCCGCGATGCAGCGCGATCACGTCGCGTGCGTAGGTGTCGGCGTAGGCCTCGAACCGGACCATCGGCGGGCCGTTGCGCAGGCGCTTCACCTTCTGCTCGGCCAACTCGAACATCCGCAGCTGATAGGCCTCCTTGGCGAGGCGCTTGTTGTCTTTCTTCTGCGCGACGGTCTCGCCGATCAGGATGTCGGTGCGCTCGCGGGTCTGGCTGGTCTCGAGGTACAGCCACCAATACTTGGATTCCTTCGCCCGTTGATAGATGCCCATCTCTAGGACCGCTCCCGTGCGTCGAATCGGGCTTCCAGCCGCTCACACCGTGCATTGACGGCCGCGACCACTGCCGCGAGGATGTCGAGGAGTCCTGGTGGCACGCCGCCATGGTTCTGAATATTCGCCGCCGTTTCGGCGAGCGCGGTAGGCACGCCGGCCTTATGGAGCTGGATATAGAGGTCGCTATGCCCAGTCATGCGAACCCCGCCAGCTTCGCCGTGAGTGTCAGCAACTCGCCGATGATGGCGTGCGATCGCTGTAGCGAATCGTTGGCCCGTTTCAGCGCGGCGATCTCCTCACCCTGGGCCTCGAACAGTTCCATTTGCAGGTCGTAGAGCTTCCGAGTAATCGCGCGTTCTTGTTCGTCCATGTCAGTCAATCTCCTACAGCGTTTCTGGTAGCTGTGACCTCATGTAGAAAAATCCTATTGCTGGAGTTTCTTTCTCGGTTTAGCGTTGCGCCCCACAAGGAGCCGCCGTCCATGACGTCGTCGACCGTCGGCACACTCGCCAAACATCGTTGGGTCATCGCACAGTACGACGCTTTATTCCCGGGCGGTCAGGCCGCGGTGGACGCGGCGTTCCGGGCGCTACGCCGCCGGCCGGGATCGGCGGCCTGGACTCCCCCTCCGACGGCAAGGCCAGCGCCATCGCCAGTAAGGCTTGTCGGCCGGCGACGGTCGTCTCGTTAAATTTCCGTACGAGCTGCGCCGCTTCCGGACTGAGCGGCGTGACGGTCGACGCCAAGACGGCCTGCAGAATGTCGACAATCGAGAGATCCAGCGCGCGGGCGTACTTCTCGAGGCTGTCGACCGTCCCGGCGTCCCCGCCGTCGATGGCCTGGACGGTCTTGTAGCTCGGGCCGCCAGCGCGTTCGATGTCAATCGATCGCCACTTCCGGTCGAGCCGGGCGCGCTCCAGGTGGCGCCCGACAAGCAGCCACATCTCCGAAGAGGTCACGCTCACATTGTAGAAACTTTCTCCTAGCGTTGCGCGCAATCTCCCTCCACGGTTTCCTAGTACGGGAATTAAATCCTAGCATAGGTTTAAATTCCTTGACACGCCCGGATATTTTTTCTATGGTTTCCGGAAATGAATTTCCGGCAGCTCCGGGAGCATTGCAAGATCACCCAGTACCGCCTGGCGCAACTGACCGGCGTCGAACAGACCACGATTAGCCAGATCGAACTCGGCAAGGTGCGGGATCCGCGCTATTCCACGATCGCCGCGCTCGCCGAGGGGCTGCACGTCACGCCCGGCGCCGTCGCCAAAGCCATCAAGGAAACCGCGAAACATCGGGTGAAGGTCGCATGACTGAATCCCCGTACCTGACCGCCCGGGAAGCCATCGCGTACCTGCGCCTGGAATCCCAGTCCGCGCTCTACCGCCTGATCCGCGAACACCGGCTCCCGTTCTGCCGGCGCGGCCGGCTGTACCTGTTCGACCGCCGCGAGCTGGACGCCTGGACGCACGGCCACGCCTCCGCGCTCGATTTCAGCCGCGCTAAACGTTCCGCTTAACCCTGGAGGATTCCGACATGCCGCAGACCCAGCCCGGCCCACGTCGTCCCGGCAGCAACGAACCCGCGCAACCCAAGCCGGCGCCCGCCCCGGAGCGCCGCGCCCCGCGCGATCCCCAGCCTGACCTCGAGCGGCCCGGCGCGCACCCGGATCAGGATCTTCCCGAGCCCGCCGCGCCGGACCCCGCGGCGCCCGTCCCGACGCCACACACGGCCTGAGCCATGACGACCGGACTGGCCACGCAAGACGCGATCGACCCGGCCGTCATCGCCCAGGTCATCCTGCACGGCGACCTGAGCCAGCTCACGCCGGCGCAGAAGGTCTCGTACTACAACGCCGTCTGTAAGTCCGTCGGCCTGAACCCGCTGACGAAGCCGTTTCAGTACCTGACCCTGAGCGGCAAGCAGATCCTGTATGCCGGCCGGGACGCCACCGACCAGCTCCGGAACACGCGCGGCGTGAGCCTGGACATCACGGCGCGCGAAGTGGTGGAGGACACCTACGTGGTGACGGCCCGCGCGACCATCGGCGACCGCCATGACGAGTCGATCGGGGCCGTGCCGATCGGCGGTCTGCGCGGTGAGAACCGGGCCAACGCGATGATGAAAGCCGAGACCAAGGCCAAGCGCCGGGTGACGCTGGCGATCTGCGGGCTCGGGATGCTGGACGAGACCGAAGTCGACAGCATGACCCTGGTCGAGGCGCCGCTGCCGGCACCCGAACCCGCGCATGTGCATTCGCTCGGCAACAGCGACTTGGCCATCGTGCCGGACTATCCGACCGGCCGACCGCTGATCACCGAGGGCCAGCGCCGCAAGCTGTTCGCCGCCGCGGCCGACAGTGGCTGGAGCCGGGAGCAGCTCAAGGACTGGCTGGCCGCGCGCGGCATCGACAGCACGACGAAGATTGCGCAAGCCGATCTCAACAGCATCATCGAGGCGATTGAGACCCATGCCGCACCACAACCGGACCGCGACCTCGGCACGGAATAGGCGCGAGGCGCAACTCGACATCCTGGCGGATGACGCCCGCGAGACGCTGGCCGCCCGGTTCATCGACCAGATCGAGAACCTGCTGGCGACCGACGATCACCGCTGGGCTGAGCTGACCTTGCGCGGCATCATCGCCACGGTCGAGAAAACCCGGAAGGTCACCGTCGGCCAGCGGATCGCCGTGGCCCGGATTGCGACCAGCCCGAAGCCGGTCATTCCGCGCCGCTGGAGCCAGTTCTGATGCCGGTCTACGGCGTCGTTGAATGCTGCCTCTGCAGCCGGACGTTCCGCTGCAACATCGGGCGCGTGTACCTGGTGATGGCGCTTGGGAAACGCCGGCCGGTGTGCCTGGCGTGCCTCGAGGCGTCGAACGAGAGCCGGAAGCGCCGCGGCCTGCCGCTGCTGCCGGTGCCGACTGAAGCGTATGAGCCGCAGCCGTCGTGAGGACCGATGCGAGTCCGGGCGTTGTACTGGTGGATCGATCGGTGGCGGAAATCGACCGCCTACACGGACATGAGCCTTGAGGAACAGGGCGCCTATCGGAACCTGCTCGACGAGGCGGCCCTCCGCGGCGGCGCGCTGCCGCTGGACGATCGATCGATCGCGAAGGCGTCCGGCGACGCGATCCGCTGGCCGAAGCTGAAAGCCGTCGTCATGAAGCGGTTTCACAAGCTCGCCGACGGCTGGCACAACGAGACCCTCGACCAGGTGCTCCGCGCCACGGCGACCCGGGCCGCGAAGCAGCGCCGGTACCGGGAGGCGCACGGTCACGACGACGGTAACGACGACCGTAACGACTGGCGTAACGCGCCGCGTAACAGGCGAGGTAACACGCAGGGTTAACAGGATCAGGATCTCTTATAGGCGCGGCGTTCTTGGTACTTAGAAAGAGTAGTGCAGGTGCTTCGCACCGAATTCCCAAGAAAAACGTGAAAACGCGAATGGACAACCTCCGATCCACGAAGTCCGCAGCCTTCCGCCACACCGTCTACGAGGTGCTGGTGTACGACGCCTTGAACCGCGAAGTCTTCGACTCGATCGCGGATCTGACGGAGGCCGTCAAGGCGTCCCTGGCCAAGCACCGCATTCCGTACAACAGCGACGAGGTCGCCAAGGCGATCCGCTCCGTCGGCTCGAGGCGCCGGCTGCTATGAAGGACGCCCGCAAGTTCCTGAAGGGTCAGATCGAGGCCGGATGGCTGGACTTCGGCGAGCCGCCGCCGGCGCCGTTACCGGTCAACGATTGGATCCGCGAAGTCGCGGACGATGCTGTCGCCGCCCAATTCCACAATCCCTACAGCATCGATCGCGGTCTGCCGGACCTGTGCGAACGCCAGGCGCTCTACCATTTCTTCCCGAGGCTGGCGCTGGGGATTCCCTGTAAGAACGGCAAGACGTTGTTCATGGAACGCGGGAACGTCGAGGACAAGTACGGCCCCGATCTGGTCCTGCGGTTCCCGGAGCATCGGCCCGATCACGGGCTCTTGTTCGTTGATGTCGAGCGCAAGACGACGCAGCAGGTCTTTCTCAGCGACGACCTGCCGATCCATATCCCGGTCCTGACGATGTCCGCGCACCGGGGCGACGTGCCGTACTGCTGGGCCGATGGGTCGTGGCGGAAATCCGGCAAGATGCGGTTCTTTGAACAAGAGCCCGATCGGACGTTCTTCCTCGCGGTCTCGCCGGACTACGCCGAAGCCCTGATGGTGGCCGGGCAGGACATCATCGCCGCGCCGCAATCCTGGATTCGTGCCGCTGGGCCATACCAGGAACACGGAACCGATCCGGACCGGCGCATCGGCCAGATCCTGGTCGCCCGCGTGCCACGCGACCGGGCCGTCCGTGGCGCCGCGAACCATCACGATCTCGAGAACGCCATCATGGAGAACGCCGCCCTACGGGCCGCCCTGAAACACGAACCCAATGCCAACAGCGCTGCCTAAACACGTCATCGCGATTCCGCTCGCGGCGGTCGTCGCGAGCAAAGACACACAGCCGCGGGAGCTGGTGGACATCATCGTCGCGCGCGATTACCGTGCCGCGATGGAAGCCGGCAGCATCTTCCCGCCGGTCGATGTGTTCTTCGATGGCGAGAAGTATTACCTCGCGGATGGGTTCCATCGGGTCTTCGCCGCGCGTCAGGAACCGCCGAAGAAAACGATCCAGGCGGTCGTGCACAAGGGCACGATGCGCGACGCGATCCTATTCGCCGTCGGATCGAACGTCACGCATGGCAGGCCGCGGACGAACGCCGACAAACGACACGCCGTGCTGATGCTGTTTGAGGATCCGATCTGGCGGAAATGGAGCGACCGCAGGATCGCCGCGGCTTGTAAGGTTTCATTTCACCTAGTCGAGACCATCAGAAGCTCACTGCAATCCGATTGCAGTGAGAAGGGGACGCGGCTTTATACAACCAGGCACGGCACAGTCGCCGAGATGGATACGACCCGGATCGGTAAGGCGGCGACGTTAGTACCTGATCTATTAACCGTGCTCGATGAGAATCCATTGCGCGATGATCCGGTCGCGGTCGCCCGATTGGCCGGCATGGATCCGGACCAACAGTCCCGGATTGCCGCCGCGATGGCCGCGCATCCCGAGGAACGTAAGGTTCAAGGACTCTGGGCGCACGTCAACCGCCAGGAGAACCAGCGGCGGGTCGATAACCTGCCCGACCGCGGCCAACGCTGGTCTACGTACCATTGCTCGGCGATTGATCTGGCTGCGCGACTAGCGCCGAAGAGTATCGATTTGATCATCACGGATCCGCCGTATCCCGAAAAGTACGTCACGGTCTATGAAGACCTATCACAACTTGCCGCGCACGTTTTGAAGGATGGCGGGCTCTGTGTCGTGATGACTGGAAAGACGCATTTACCGACGTATCTCGCCGGCCTTGGGGCGCATCTGACGTACCACTGGGTTGTCCCGATCATCCTGACGCAGAACGCGCGCATCTTCGAACGCCGGGTGTTCACGCGATGGAAGCCATTATTGGTCTATGCCAATGGTACGTATCGCGGGCCGATGTTCCACGACGTCATCCATAGCGGCGACACGCCATCCGATCAAGAGATGCACCATTGGCAACAAGGCGAAATCTTGATGCGCCAGGTCGTCGAGCGGTTCATTCAACCGGCCTGGGTCGTCCTGGATCCGTTCATGGGTTCGGGAACCACAGGCGTCGCCACGTTGGCGCGCGACGGCGTGTTTATCGGCGCTGACATCGACGAGGAAACCACGGCCACGGCCCGGCGCCGGCTCGAGGCCGCCTCACAAGGAGCGGTCCATTGAGCTATCCGTACTACGACTGCGTCACCCGGGCGCACGCCGAGCTGACAGCCGAAGGCCAGATCAAACCGCGAGCGACGCAGGACGAAGTGGAGCAGGACAAAGGCCTGCTGACGCGCCGCGCTGCCTGGTACGTCTACAGCGAACGCGACCCGAGCCACGGCCTGCTCGCCAAGACGTCCGGCAACAACAGCCAGGGCTATTCGGTCGACTGGATCCTCGAGAACCGCGGCGGCGACGGCTGGGACATCGCGACCGATGACGGGACGCAGGCGCTGCCGCTGAACGGCGACGCGCACGGCCCGGACCCGGCGCGGATTCCGGACTGGCGCCAGCCGACTGCGGAGTTGGCGCACATCGGCACGACGCCCGAACCCGGCCCGACGCCGCCGCCGGAGGAAACCATCCTGGATCAGATTCTCGACACGCTCGATTCGATGGCGGCCGAACAGGCCAAGAACACCGCCGAGATCATGGCGCACGACGACGCGAATACGCAGCGCATCCTCGACACCATCGACAGCATCAAAACCCAGGTCGAGGAAAGCCTGCAGAAGGCGCTGGTGCTGATTCTCGCGAAGCGGCGCCGGAACCCGGACGAGCCCGTGCCATGAGGACCGGCCAAGTCCGCGCCGCGTACCTCGGCGCCGGCGTCTACGTGCGGTTCGAGCCGGGCCGGATGGTGCTCACGACGGAGAATGGCACCGCGGGCACGAACACGATCGTCTTCGAGCCCGACACCTGGCAACAGCTCCTGCACGTGGTGCAGCAGTACCACGACCAGGAATGGCCGTTTACCGAGCCATGAGCCCAGACGCGCGCTGGGGCGTGGCGATCCTGATCGTGCTGACGCTGGCCGCCTGGAGTCTGACGGTGATTCTGAGTTGGGCGATTCTGTGGCTTATCACATAGGCGTGACAGATCAGGTCATTCGGCTGGATTTGGGCGCGAGCGTGAACCGCCAGCCGCACGAAACCACGTACAGCCTGGTCGACCTGACGGAAGATCAGGTGCGCGATCTGGCCTCCGGGTACGTGCCGCGGGTCATTCGGGCCATGGCGCTCGGCGTCCTGGACTGGCAGGACGACGACGAACGCCGGGCGGCCCGGCCCGAACGAAAGAAACGAAAGAACTGAGATGGCGAGCCTCGTCGGCAACCGTCGGATTTCGAGGCACCTCGCCGAGCGCGGATTACTGCCGGCCCAGTGTCGGCTGGTGGAAGTGTCGATCGAACCGACTGGGGCCCTGGTCATTCGCTACGAAGTGTTCGTGCATTCCGATCAACTCGGCGCGCTCGCGGATGCGCTCAAGGCGGCCGCAGACGAGGGCACGGCCGACGACGAACGCAACCGCCTCGCGAACGAAGGACAGAAACCCAATGCTGAAGTGTGAAACCGACGGCGAACACATCACCGACCAGTTCCTCGAGAGCCCGGTCGAAGTCACGGCGCCCGGCGTCGTGTTCGAGCGCTGCATCTTCAAATCAAAAGACCCGCAACATACGCTCCTGACCACGGGCGAACGGACGCAGGTCCACGATTGCGACTTCATCGGCGACTACACGTATGGCGGACGGCGCGGGATTGCCGTCAACAGCCCGGGCGTCGTGATCACGAAGTCCCGATTCCGCGATCTGCACCACGCGCAGGACGCGCAATGTATCGCCGGCTGGGACAACAGCCGGGATCTGCTGGTCGAGGACTGCTTCGGCGAGGCGTCCGGCGAGAACGTCATTTTTGGCGGCGCCGATGCCCTGAGCCAGGACCGCCAGCCCGCCAACATCGTCATCCGCCGCTGCACCTGGACGAAGCCGACTTACTGGCAGAGCAAGCCGTCCGGCGCGACCGTCAAGAACTGTTTCGAGCTGAAGAACGCCAAGAACGTGCAGATTCTCGACTGCAACTTCGCGCAGAGCTGGATCGACGGGCAAACCGGGTTCTGCATCGTCCTCACCGTCAGGAACCAGGACGGCGGCAACCCGTGGGCTAGTGTCGAAGACGTCACCTTCCGCAAGTGCGTGACGCGCGACACCATCAGCGTCATCCAGATCCTCGGCGTGGACGACACGCACCCGTCCGGCGTCATGCGGAACATCGCGTTCGAGCGGTGCCGGTTCGAGTATCGGGACGGGAACGGCGTGCAGCTCGGGCACGGCGCCGAGGGCATCCGGTTCAATGACTGCAATTTCTGGAGCCCGAACAACGGCAAATGGCTGGCGTTCAACGGCCCGGACCGGCCGATTGTCGGCCTGCAGATCAGCGACTCGGACGCCAATGAAGGCGCCTACGGGATTCACGGCGACGATACCGCCGCCGGCCAGCCGACCCTCGACGTCTACGCGCCCGATGCCCAGTTCAGCAACGTCACCCTCTGGCGCACGCAGCCGAACAACTACCCGTACCCGGCCGGCATCCTGGTCGTGGGATAGCCGTGCGGGAACCGGGCCGCTGTCCGTACTGCGATGGCGACCTGCGCGATCATGTGCCCGAGTGTGACTGGGTGCTCATGAAGGACCAGCTCCTGACCGTCATCGAGTCGCTGGCCGTCACCGTCTGTGCGCTGCAGGAGCTGCACGAACGCACGGCCGCGCTCGAGGCGGGCCTGACCCTCCGTGCCGAGGACCGGCCAGCCTGAGATGCAGTACTGCGTGCAGCCCGGGTGTTCGGTGCTGGTGCGCAGGGGCCGCTGTCCGCAGCACAATCAGAAACTCTGGTATGCCCGGGCTCGGTGGTTCCGCCTCCGCCAACAGGTGCTCGTGTCCCAGGCGTATCAATGCGCGGCCTGTGGGCGCGTACAGGCACAGCTCGAGGTTGATCACATCGTCAAACACGATGGAGACCCGCATCGCTTCTGGGACCGTTTAAACCTGCAGGCGCTGTGTCCGACGTGTCATGTGGCCAAGTCCCAGCGTGGCGGGTAAGGTGAACACCCGACGTCAACAGCCATGCCACATGGGGGAGGGTAAATGTTGAGCTGGCGTGTCGTCCCAAAC